GTCGTCAAGGAACTGCGCCATTGCAGCGGCGAGATCATCGCGGACAACCATTTCAGCCGAAGGATCGCTGGAGCGAACCAGTTCCTGCGACAGAACGACGATGCCAGCAGCCTTGGCGATGCCGAGAGTCTGCTGCGAGAACGCCAGAGCCGATACAGGCTTCGGAGCACCCTGCCCGACCCAGCCAACCGAAGAACCGGCTGTCTGTTCAGGGATCGAGATGTTGAACGGAACGCTGCGGATTCCGGGGATTTTACCCAGAACCGTCTGCGGACGCAGGAAGTTGATGAACTCGGACACCATGTTGTCATAAACAACGAGAGGCGCCGCCCATGATGCCGCAGTGGTCGTGCCGGCCGCAACAGCAGCCTTGATGACGTCAACGACTTCAGGAGTGGTGGATTCCCAGCGCTTCGAGTATTCCATGGCGGAATGCAGGGAGCCGCGGGATGCGCCGATCGCCGAGGCGAAACGGGCAAAACGGATGCCCTCTGGCACCTGAGATTTCAGGCCGATGCCACCAGCCTGGACACTCTTGATGCCATTGGCTTCAACAACAGCGCGGACAGCGGGAACCTCAACAGCGCTCTTGGCCTGAAGGGCTTCCATTTTCTTGAGACGGTCGAGATCCTTCTGGAGGCTGACGACTTCGCCCTCAAGTGTATCGAACTCATCGGCTTCGGCTGCATCAGTGCTGCGGCCTTCATCGATGGATTTCTGCATGATTGTGCTGAGCGATGCCTTCTTCTGCTCAACAGTCGCTTCAAGCGCGACGATCTGTTCGGCAACGGTGGCCATTTTGGGTAGTCCTTTCTTGGACAATTCGGGTGGGGTTGATTTGCCCGTATCGCCGAGCGGAAGAAGCCGAACCGATTTCACGGCAGGCTTAATGGATTTGTCCATATTGCCGGACTCAGCTTTCGCGAGGAACTCGGCGTCGATGGACTTGATGGAGGTGAGGGAGCATTCGGCGTTCATTGGAACGGTGACAGCCGACGTCTCGAACCAGTCCCAGATGTTATATTTCAGCCCGTAGCTGTTCGGAATCTGATCGGCCTCGACTCTGCGGAACCCGATGCTGAGACCGCGGACAAGGCCAGCTTTGATCATGGCGTAGGCTTCTTCGATCCGCTCTGTGACGCCTCTGGCTATCTTGCCGGCGATCTCGACACCCTTGCTGGTGACTTTGATGCTGGTGATCAGGCCGATTGGACGTTCGTGGTCATGCTGCCAGAGGAAAGGCATCGGCAATTCGTATTTTGCCCCAGACGGGACCATGATGTCGCCACCGCGGTCGGTCGTCGGTGTCGAAGCAATACCGGTGAACGTCCCGTCGTCCCCAACGGCCTTGATTTCCATCGTGGAGTAAGCGCGGTTTGACATATCTTGACCTATTAAGCTGCTCTGGCGCCGTTGGCCCCGAGGAAAAACATCTGATACTTCGGCGCTTCTTCAACCGTCGGGTTGGTCGCCATGACATGGCATCCGTCAAAGAACGCCATTGCTGGGTCGATCTTGGCGTCGCCGGAATTGGCCTTGTTTGCCATGATCGCTGCGGCTGTCGCTTCGATCTTGAGGTTGCCGACAGCCCATGTCATGCAGTCGTCTTTGGAATGGAACAGTATTCCTGCGGCCAACATGCGCGCAGAGGAATTGATCGCCGACATCAGCTTGGTGCCTTGACCAACACCGACGAGTTTGGTTCCTTTGGAATCCTGGGTGATGCCGATTGCATCCAAGGCGTCAACGAAAAGACCGAGTCCGTAGGGGTCAACGGCGACACTGTGGAGGATGCCGGCGTCTTTGACCTTCTGAATATATTCAATGATTTCAGAGACATCGTCGAGGCCGTCGTCAACGATCGTGAGGTAGCCGTCACGCTCGAAGTCGAGCAGGCGTCCAGCTATGGTCTTCCGCTTGGTGAGGACACCTCTGTTGCACCAGCTATGAGACCACCACCACCAATGTTTGGTTTCCTTGTGGCGTCCGAGGATGCCGAAGCCGAAGAGATCATCGAGCCCGCCTCCGTCAACCGCAGCAACCGCGACCTCGCAGTGCTGGATGATTGATTCAAGTGTGATCTCAGATTTTTCCGTCCCCAGCCAGTAACGGACCCCCGCCCATTGATTGTCGCCAAGACCGACGCCGATCTCGATATTGAGATGCTGAGAGGCCCAGATCTGGGTGTTCTTCTGACCCTTCTGCCGCTCCGATTCCCAGTCGAGAATCAGATCGTTGAGATGTAGGACCTTGCCAAGACTCGGCATCACGATGTGCCAGTTGTCTGGATCACTCCACTGATCGATGTCTTTCGCCATTTCAGGCGGAAATTCGTAGAGGATCGGCAGCAGCGCTCTGACCTTGCGGCCTTTGTAGACGCCGTCCCTGATCTGGCGGGCCTGAATCAGCTCTTCCCTGAAGGCTCCCGCCGGAGCGGAGTCGCTCTGGGTGGTGATGAAGACCAGAAGGCCTGAACGCTTCTTCTGCAAGCCGCCTCTGATCTGACGGATGATCTGATCGGTGTGAGCTTTTGGCCCAAGGACATGAAGCTCGTCGAGCAGAACGATATCAGGGATCGACCCGGTGAGGATGTCGAGGCCGAAGGTTTTGACAGCGAGAGTTGCCCCGGTTTGCCGGTCAACAATTTCCTTTGTGTACGGCTTCAGATGGAACCTGACCTTGAGATTCTCATCCAACTCGATCATCGCTGAAGCTTGAGCGAAGGCCTTGTCGGCTACATTCTGCTTCGGCGCGATCAAGAGCATGTCTACATTCGGCGTCTCGTTCATGAGAAGAGCCGTGAGCATCAGCCCGGCGCCGAGTGTGGTTTTACCTGACCCCTTTGGAGCCAAGCAGAAGATTTCCTTGATGTGGCGGACGCCAGTCTGGGGGTCCCATGAGCCAAATGCGGCCCGGACGATATCGCGGAACCAATTATCGACGACATCGCGGAACATCGGGGTTCCGGTGATGTCAGGGATTCTGAGGTGATCGAAGAAATCTACGGCGAGATCAGCAACGTCTTGGAACAGAGGCAGATCGGGCATCAGGGACCGGCCGGCGACAATTCTTTCTTGCCAGTCCGGACAGGACAAGTCCCATGCTTCGGTCATTTAAGTCTTAGGCGACGACTCTGAGTTTGGCGCGCTTCGCCATGAGTTCGCCGATTGGTGTCGAGACGTCAGGATTCTTCGCAGCGATCTGAGCGGCTTCCTTCTTGCCGAGCTTCTCTGGGGCCTTTGTTTCTTCGGCTTTGACAGGATCGTCGAGGAACTTGGCGGCGGCATCAGCGATGTCGGCTTTTTCCATCAGGCGGTTCAACTCGCGAATCGCGGTGATATTTCCTTTTTTGGCAGAAGCCATGAGGTAGGCATAGGTCCGTGTCTTGATGACGTCGCGTCCCATGTGGAGATCGACGCGGAAGTGCTTGTCGAAGACGTGCTGGCCGATTCCGAGCATTTTCCATATCGAATTGATCGGGATACCCATGGCACGCCAGAGCCGGACGTTCTCGTGGTCCTCCTTGCGGGGGACATAAGGAGGACGGCCACCGAGATTGCGTTCGGCTTCCTCGGCTTCGAGTCCAGATAGCGCCTCTGCGGGGGCATCTACAGGTGATTCTGCGTCAACTTCTGGGGTAAGATCTTGATTTTCCATATTAATACCTCTGTCGGGAGGGCATCATGGGCTGGATGGTGCCGAGCCGCATGGCTCTGGTTGTGAGAGTTTTGGATGAATGGCACGACGCACACCGGATGAGGACGTTGAGTGGGTCCAAAGGAGCGCCGCCGTCTTGGAGTTCATGGATGTGATCACCATAGACGCGGGAGCCGGTCTTGCCGCACTCCTCGCAGCGTCTGCCGCGTTGCGCGATTAAAGCCTTCATGAGACTGCGCCATTCGGGCGAATCATAGAACCTGTCGGCTTTTTTCTTCTCGGGTTGAAATGCGGAAGGGAGTTCCCGGATGCCCGCAGGCATGGTGCGGATTACCATCTCATACCCACCTGCATCCACCTATCATGTGGTTTGCTCTTTCTTGAGATCAAGCAGGCAGTGCATCAGCCGTAAAATTGCCTACAGCGCCGGCGTTTCGTCGTCAATGGTAGATGTTGGAATAATTTTCGGCGTAATTCGCCTAGCGCCGCTAAAAATCGTCCAAAACAGCCAAAAGTCAACCGGATTTGGATGATTTCTGAATTATTTTGTGGACACTAATGCTAAGTCATTGATATTGTTGAGGAATAATATTCCAATGATTTCCTATAGGGAAAACCGAATGATGTGTGCACGTATCGGAAAATGCGAATGGCACCGCCGAGTTAACGACGACGCCATTTTGGCTTTGACTGGCTTGCCCCAACGCAACCCGCCGGTCCGTACCAAGCCGGAACGCACCATGACCGCCTTACATTGACCTCAGGAAGAGCTAAGGCTCGCCCGACCTGCTTACTCCCGGCGAGATGAAAAACCTGATTCGCCGGTGAGAAACTTATTGCACGGATCGAAACTTAATGCAAATATTTTTTCACACGTCGCTGAAAAAATATTTAGGCCCGCCCATCGTTTCCGACGGACAGGCCCGTAAGCCCATTTCGGGAAGTTATGCTGGGGGTGGTATTCGGCTGACGTTTACGGATGCACCGTCTGATCGGCAACTACTGACCATTTCGCGGCCCCAAGGCATCCAAGAGTGCGCACTCTACTCTGCCAACACGCTCCGAGAATCTAAGACGCCGCGCTGTCGGAAGCGCGCCACGGCGAATATTCTGTCTAGTATCACCAATCCACGAACATCGCCAGCAAACACAGCACGGCGATCACCGCCAGAACAAGCCCAACCGTTTCATTCGTAGTCATCTTGCTGCCAATGCCTTCCTCCGCATAATAAACGGGGCTCCAGTGCGCGCCTTCGCCGGCTGATAGGCCAGCTTGGTGTGGTGACCGCAGTACGGCTTTTCATTGAGTTCCTTGTAGACGCCGCAGAACTTGATATCCGGCCACTGACCAATCGGCCATTTGCAGGTTTCCTTCGTGATCTTGACGAGATCGATGAGAAGCGGCTCCTGATAATCGTCGGACGTCACCGGCGGCGGAGTGACTTCTTGAGGTGCTTCAGCTATGCGAACAATCCGAGGCGGAGAAGTTCCAAGCCTGCAATCGATGAGCAGGTGCCTGTTCCTGGCATAGACCCCTGCGATGACAGATCTCGTCATCTCGATCCCAAGCATATCGGAGAGCTTCGCCGAGATAGAGCCCATGGAGTCGCCGTCGGTATAGACCTGCTTGATCAGTTCAGCCTTTTCTGGTCCACTGGAGTTTGACCATAGTTCGAGATCGCTCAATTTGGAATCCTCCTTAGTTGGCTTGCGGTTTATTCGTATGCCTTGATTGCGTCAGCCGCCATGTTGCGGACGGCCCGCCTCAAAAGAACCTGTATGTCTCGCTGAGGAATGGCCCATCCTTCTGAATTGGTTGAAACCATACCCATCATGTGTTTGACGACAAACTTTCTCGCCGCAGTCGCCATGGTGACCCATTCCTCGCGTTCGTCATCGTCAAGTTCCGGCCATCCACATGGCCTGGTATCGCTTTCCCATATGGCATGGGCGAGGGCTGTGTCGAACTTGGCTAGAT